AGTTAACGGCGTACAAGATGCCTTTAGAGAAGCTACAGAGTCCGCAGCGGCGCTAGTTTTAGGCGGTGGGGCAACATTAGAGGATGCTACAGAAATAGCTGTTAACAGCTTATTAGATAAAGGTTTAAAGACTATAAATGTCGGCAATAGGAAGATGGCGATAGATGCTTACGCTGAAACGTCAATCAGAACTATTGCTGGTAATGCACAAGTACAAGGTTCTATAGATAGATATGAAGATGCAGACCAATATCTTAGTTTTGTAACTGACAGTCCGATGGAATGTGATTTATGCAGACCATACGAAGGCAAAGTAATACGAACTACTAATGACTTAGAAAAGTTACCACCTAAATTTCACGAAGTGCCTAGTTTAGATACTGCTAAAGCTGATGGTTTATTTCATCCTAACTGCACACATTCATTGCAGGTATATATTGATGGCTACTCCGAACCACCGACAGATACAGATGACAGTGTTAATGGAGATAGGCGCAGTAAGATACGTAGATTACAAAAGCTAGAAAAAACTAACAGATTAAAAGAAAAGATATACAGAGAGAATGGCAGCAAGAATCGTGCAGCTGGCGCAAAGAAAAGAGCTGCAAAATATAAAGCAGAACGTAGAAGATTAGAAAACTTGCTTGAACGTAACTCATTAGGCTGGTTTACTGGAGAACAGAGACTAAGACGTTTAGCTGAATCTGTTAATATACCAGTAGAAGTACTTGACCAAGCAAAAGGTAACTTACCGCAGCTAAACAAGTTAGTTAATCAAGCTGGCGGCTTTACAGGAATAGACCCTAGACTTATTAGCCCACAAGTTAGAGCAGATGTAGCAGCAGTACTTGAACCACCAAATATAAAAGATTACGGTGTAGATAGTTTTGACAAGTTAACAGTACAGCAGCAAAAAGATTTACGATATGCTTTTTATAAATTCTATGAAGCTGATGTTGGTGTAATGAACTATTTAGAAGATAATGCTAATTTTCATGCACCGCCACCATTACCAAAAGAAGTAAAAAGTAAAAAACAATTTAATGACTTTGTAGGTTCAAAGAGTGGTTCTAAACATTACTCTAATGATTACGGTCAATGGCAATGGGATAACAACAAAGGTAAACCAGTTATTGCATGGCAAGATGATTTAAAAGAACAATGGGCTGACACTATCGATAGAAAAATACTAGAACAAAAAGCAGCTGGCGCTAGAACAGATGGGCAACAAGTCATAGCTGGTGGTTTACCTTCATCGGGTAAAACGTTCACACTTGCTAATAAAGGTAAAGTCGATTCTATAAGAACATACAACTTAGATGACTATGTCATATTAAACACTGACGACTTTAAGACAGAAATTATTATAAGAGATTATGCAAGTAAAATTGATAAAAACATAGATAAGAAAATGTCTGAATTGTTTATTGCAGCAGATGCAACAGCAGCAGGTTCAAAATTAGAAAAAAGCCATCCATTGTATAAACTTATAAATGCAACACACCCCGATATAGCTAAAGATATTTTGAACAAAGAATTTAGTAAAGATATTTTGACTGAAGTACGTGAAGCTATTGTATCAAGAACACCTATTGGCAATACAGGTTTATTTGGATTTGAAGCTGCAAACATAATACACAGTGAATCATCCGCAATGCTTAAGGTAGCAACTGATGAAGTAGGTAGAGAAAGATTAAACATTATACATGACGTTACATTAGGTTCAACAAGACCTATAGAAGCTGCAACTAAATTAATTGAAAAAAATAACTATGCAAAAGCAGATGTTATGTTTATAAACTTTACTAAAGAACAAGCAGTTGATTCTGTAGTTGACAGATACATAAAAGGAAACTTTAACAATGTACTTACAACAGGTAGAGGTGGTCGTTATGTTACTAAACAAGTATTAGATGGTATGACTAAAACTATAAACAAAACTGACAGTGCAGGTAAGCAGCTGCGTGAAAAAACTTTAGATTTACTTGGTAGAGAAGCAATGGCTGATAACGAAGGATTCTTAGTAGATTTACTAGAGTCAGACATCATATCAGAAGATTTAGAAGATATACAGATAATTAACAGGTACAGCGAAATAGACCCTAACAATCAAGGACAAGCAGTACCACTCCGTATTGAACTAGAATATAAAGATGGCAAGATAGTTGCTAAAAGAGCTGCTAAAGGAGCTGACGGACTAAAGGTTAGAACAAGTAAAGCAAGTCAAAAGGTAGTAAGAAAAAACAATGTACCAATAGACGCGACAGATTCAATTAAAGAGTCACAATTTAATAAGAATGGAACAGTTAAAGAGACTTTTACAAAACAAATAAAAGAACGTAGAAAAAGTTTTATTGACGCAAATTTAGGTGCAGATGATGCAGGTTTATATTTAATTGCAAAAGAACAAGGATTTACAGGTAATCCGTCAACCAAAAAAACAGTTGATGAATTGTTTGAAGGTGGCGCGCCTAAAGGTTATAACTTATCTTCGGGAAGCCCCGATTTAAAAATACAGAATGGTATACTTAAGGAAGATATAGTTACATATCGTGGTCTTTCTGACCGCGTAGACCGTACAGCACAACGAGTTGCAACAACACAAAAGAAACCAGTTGCTAAAGGTATTAGTTTTGGCGCACAAAATTACAATGCCTTTGATATAGGAGCAAGATTTTATGAAGACAAGGGATTAGTTTTTTATGAGTTACAAGACTATATAGATGGTCTTAAAGAACATGTAGATAACATAGGTTTAACAGTACCTTTAGAAACTATTGACAAAGATGCGTTACAAGAAACTTTAGATAGATTTGCAGCAGTAAATAAAAATTCTACAACTTATGTGTTGCCTAAAAAAGGGTATATGGAAGAATCATTATGGAAAATTCCACTGTTTCAAGAAATATATGATGATGTTCTATTCGAAAAAGGAATAAGTGTAAAAGAAGCTACAACTTTACCAGTTTTAAAAACAGGACTAAGTATGCACGAAGATTTTATAAACGGGGAGTATTGGGCTGGCAATGGTATTTATGGACACGGAACATATACTGATGTAGATACAAATGTAGCTATAGGTTATGCAGAGATGAAAGACCAAGCTTTTGGTTATGGCGAAGGCGGAGTAGTACAGGCAATATTATTACCACAAGGTATAAGATTTGCCCCAAATGATGTTGTAGAACAAGTAAACGATGAAGTAATAAAAGCACGAAGGAAAGCAGCAAAAACAATAGATGGTCAAATAGCTGATTTAGACGGCTATAATAAGTTTGAAGAGACTATAGAAAATGATGTAGGTCGTAGACTTGCTGCTATGGGCTATCAAGCATATAGTGTACAATATTTCGCAGACAAATCACATATAGTAATTCTCGACAGGTCAGCTGTTGTAGTTGCTGAACAGCCATTTATGATTGATGGCGTACCACAGGATAGTTAGGAGAGAATCAATATTATGAAAGTTAGTCCAATGACAAGTAGAAGGCTAGCTCTATTAGCAAAAAATCTGCCACCTAAAGATATGATAGAGTATTGTGATTTTATCTTACAAGGCGGAGATAGGGAAGCATGGTTAATGCAATACGAAATAAAACAAAGAGAAAGAATAGATAAAAAATATGAGCTTTAAAACAGCGTTAGTGTTAGAAATAGCACTAGATAATTGGGAAGAAAAGAAAACAAAAGATAATTGGGATAAAGTCTTAGCAGCTGGTATTAAACATACTTTTACAGATACAGAGACTGACGAATATGCTGATGTAAATATAACGCTTACAGATTCAGAATCTATTTATGCACGCTTACGATTACCGCAAAAAAAAGCTATAGAGTTAGTCAATCACATCAATAACTCATAGTAAGATAAGACAATGACAATTCAAGTAGGAGATGCAAGAGCAGACATCACAGTACTTAATGTATATGAAGAGATAGAAAGGGAAGGGCAAGCATTTTATGTTTGCAAAGTCCAGTATAAATCAACACACGCGGGCGTAGGGCATAGGCGTTCTATCTTAACAAGAAACAATTTAGATGAAATTGTAGAATGCGGCAATGTTAAGAGACTTACAGACTCTGCTGACTTTGACAGAATTATCGATGCTTACTTAGAAATATATGGCTAAACCTAAATGCAATGTATGCGGCAAACAACTACGAAAATTAAATGACAACAAATGGATGTGCGGGCAATCGCCTAGTGTTTGTAAAGAATCACTAAAAATAACTTATATAAAATTAGAGGAAGAATAACTTGCATTAGTATCACAAAGTATTACACTATGTAGGTAAGACAAAATAAAGGATGGTTAAAAATGAGTGCGCAAGGTATTTTCATTTTAGACGGAATGGACTCAAGACCTAAAAGCAAAGCCCAGCTTAAAAAGATATTAGCAGCTGGTAAATCTGAAATGTTAGCATTAGAGCAAACAAGTGCTTTTGGCGAACAGTTTCAAGGTAAGTTAACTAAAGAAGCTTTAGAAGAGTGGGGAGAAATTACTTTTGTAGTTCCTAGCCCTTACACTGCAAGAAACAGCTTCGGTCAGTTCTACTTAAACAAGCAAGGAGAAATCTCTGTCAAGTAACATTGTTTACACGACTGAAACACGTGAGGAAGGAGTGTGCTATTGTACGGAAGATGGCACATTTCATTCTCCGCAATATCCATACCGAAGCATTATCTGCTTATGTAATATCTGCGTAAGTTGTTATTGTATGGAAGATTCTTATATGCAGGTATATCACGTTTTAGATTATGTAGAAATAGAAAATGGAAGGAGACCATCTTTTGACCCTAATTAAAAAACTAATAAAACAATATAAGCTACAGAGGTTACTAAAAAGGCTTATACCAAAACAAGCTAGACCACCAGCATTTCATACAGATGTAGAAATAGTAAATAAAGTATTGTTAAAGTATTGGTTAACCAAAAATAATTTACATGCAAAGTATCATGTTAAGTCATGGCTTAAATCTAAAAACCAAGAAAAGTACAATGAGAAAATTGAGTGGTATTTGGAAGGTCTAGGTTATTAAGCAAATCTCTGATAGAATACTTTTATGGAATTAGAAGTACTTAGGATTAGCTCACAAGAAGATTCAACTAATGGTATCTTATTTAATGTGACGGGCGGCAAGAGACAATTTCTCTGCTACACCCTTGAAGACGAATACCGAGCTACAAAAGTTATGCACGAAACAAGAATACCCGAAGGCAAGTACAAATTAACTCTTCGTACTGAAGGTTCATTTCATTCACGTTACCTTAAAAAATACAAAGACTGGCATCGTGGCATGATTTATGTAAATAACGTACCAAACTTTTCTTTTATTCTTTGGCATACTGGCAATGACGATTCTTCAACTAGTGGATGTCTCATTTTAGGGTCAAATCAGAATGAGAACATTGTTAAGAAAGACGGTTGGGTCGGAGCGTCAACAACAGCGTATAAAAAAGTTTATCCGCTTGTCAGAGATGCAATACTTAGTGGCGAGTCAGTTACAGTAAATTATATTGATTACGATTATGCAGAAGGCAAACCAGTTAAGATTCCTAAACCAAAAAGAATTAACAAGACTATGAGAAAAAGACCTCGATTTAGAAGATTATAGACCACATCTAAAAAACCTCGATTTGGCATATATACCACAATGTGATACACTGGTATTGAAAGGATGGTTAATGGATTACAAAAGTTACGATGAGTTTGTTGCTAGTGGCGACTGGTACTTAGATACCGAAGCAGCAGACTATCAAGAGAAATTATTAAAAGATATAAAGCAGCAACAAGCAGAGACTCCGCAAGAAGCTGCCAAAGAACCAAAAGAAGGATGGTACGAATAGCCTAATGGCTGGTTATCAAGAAGAAGCAATTAGAAAAAGCAAGAAATACCCGCAGGGTAAGTATGGTCACGACCAATTGCACAAGATGGTAGAAGTCCACTTTATGCAGATGGCGACCAAACTTAAGCTTCATGGTTTAACACATCAGTTCAAAAAAGAACTAGAGACCATGACAAGAATCTACAAGCCACTCATAGAGTGTGAGTGTTTAAAGAAGGGAGAATAAGATGAGTTATTGCAAATACCAAATTCACACAAGTAAATGCTGCTGCTACGAGATACACACAAGGAGAATAAATGACTAGAAAAAAACCTAAAACATATAAAAAACTATATAAGATAAAAATAATTGAGCATCGTACAGTTTTAGTAGAAGCTGATACTGCAAAAGCTGCTATTGATTCAGTAGAAGGCAACAAAGATTATGTTCCTAAAAGCGCTAGACAATTACGCCAAACTAATGAGCGTGGACAAACGAGCATAGTTCCAAGTAAGGTAATTAAGAAAACCGCCAAAGTTATTCAAGAGCAAGATTCTGCTGATGCAATTTATGCAAGAGCAAAACGTAAAGCTGCTAGAGAAGCTGGTCAAGTTAAATGTACTAACTGCGGTAATACTAGAGCTAAACATCACTTCTATGACAGAGTTACAGGAATGTATCATGGAGAAATTGATTTGCACGAATACAACACAGTAGTAGGCATGAAGCGCTGGTTCGAGATGAACAAAGATATTAACAAAAAATATGGATTTAACAATCCGACTGATTTTGATAAAGAAGATATTGCAAGATTAAAAAAACTTGGGATAAGTGTTTAGGCATGCCCAAGTTTAAATTATCAGAAGTATTCAAGGTAGACTTTACAATACAAGCTGTTGACGAAGCAGCTGCTCGTAAGGTCTACAGCAAACTGTTCGATAAGAACATAAAGCTAGGTCACTCTGACTGGAAGGGCTTAGATAAAGAGATACAAAGCGGTAAGTTCTACGTTTATACCGAATCAGAAAACGGAGTTCCAACGCTTGAGAAGTTTACAGAATTTTAGTAATTGTGTTGCATAGTGTGATACAGATGCTAACCTATAAAGGTATGTTAAAAAAGGATGGTAAATAATGAATCAAGTAATTATTAAATTAAAAAAACAAATCAAAGAAGCCTTAGATAATGATGATTACTTAGGCGCTTATAACCAGTTAAACAAACTAATTGGTTTACTAGACGAGGTGGTGTTGTAATGGCTGGCGGAGACTGCGTCAAAGCAACATTCATGGAATACTTAAATGTTCATGGTAAAGACAAAGACCAATATAAATATGTAGTTGTGCTGCGTCAAACTTTTGGTGTCGAGAATTACGCCTTTCACTGTTTGTTAAAGAAAACAAATCCAGTTGACAAAAGAGTCTATATGATTGATGCGTCTAACCATGCAAAGATGACTAACGATGGCGAGAAGCTAGTCATGACTTGGGATGAGTGGGTAGAGCGTGACAAACCACTTTTAGACGGTAAGTACACTTACTTTGAGTGGACATGGCTAGAAGTCTTAGATGTAATGCTAGACGAAGACGATGAATCTTTCATAAAAGCAACAAGAATTGCAAAAGACCGTTGGGATTTAAAGCCAAAAGAATTTAATAAGTTGTTTCCCGAATTTGAATCTTTTCAAGATTACATGCAGAACTACTTCTTACCAACACACCAGCCGCAGATGGTGCAGCTGATGGCAGAAGCAGATAAGAAAAAGAAAGAGAAGGTAAGTTAATTTATGACTAAGTTATCAGAAGGACAATTAGACAGGAACGAAGGATTCGATGGGTTAATGAGAATCTTTAGGTCACTCGAAATAAATCATACCGACTGGATATTGACCGAAACAAAAAAAGAACGTGGCGGTTTTGAATTTGTTTTACCCAGCGCACAAGGAGAGATATATCTTAACTGGGCAGATTTATACAATGTCAAAGTTACTTTTGTACAAAGCAAAAACATTTTTGATGAAACTTGTTTTGTTGGAGATGTAGAACAGATTATTAAATCTTTAGAAGAGCAAAGACTAAAAGTTGTTAGCGGGTTACGCAACATGCTTTTTGAGACTTTTAAAGAACAAGCATAAATCATGTATAAACCATTACCCGAATACCTAACAATACAGCCTAGTAAGATACAAGGACTTGGGCTGTTTACTTTAGTTGATTTAGAAAAAGGTAAAATGCTAGGCATCACACATGTAGAAGATGCACTTACGGGTAAGCTTATACGAACACCACTCGGTGGATTTATAAATCATTTAGACGAGCCGAACTTAGAACGTTATGAAGTGCAACGTTATCATTACATACGAACTGTAAAAGATATTGCACGAGGTCAAGAGCTTACATTAAAATACAGATTATATAATTTATGAGTTGCATACATATCACAAAGTGCTACACTATTATTATATGAAAAAAAGGATGGTTAAAAAAATGGTTAGTAAAGAACTAATTGTAAAAGCTAAAAAACAATTTTCGTTAGACGATGAAAAAAAGTTTGACGAAATGTTACTAAATGGAAAGACGCTAGAAAATGCGTTGCAAACTACAGCAAAAGATTTTTATGCTGGTTATAACATTACTAAATGGGTAAAGGAGAATCAATAATGTCAGATTACACAAAAGCGCCAAGAATTAGTAGGTTCGCTAAAGGCAGAACTTATACTATTGAAGGCATAGAACAAAACATGAAAGCACCGCCAGAATCTTATTTATTTGCTTTAGTGGACATGTTAAAAAAACTAGAATCTAACACAGAAGCTTATTACGCGGGTAGAGGGTGGAGTAGACCTACAGATGCTAAACGCGGAGTTACTTTTGGCGAGAAATGGGATAAAGTTTGGGTCATGCGTAATGGCGAGAGAGCAAACATTATTTGTTTTATTGATGCTGATACAGGCGAGGTTTACAAACCAGCAGGTGTTAACAAACCATATCCTAAAGTAAGAGCAGATATATTTGAGGCAGAATCTTATGAGTATGCAGACCCGCATGGCGGATGGTTATATGCAGACTTTAAAGCTGACAAACCAAGATTCAGAGATGATACAAG